GGCGGCTTTCCGTTCGATCCTGAAGTTTATCAGGGCTTTGTGGATCAGGAAGCCACTTTCTCCGATTCCATCTACGCCTCCGGCATCCTCGCCAACGATCAGTCCCTGACTGACGCAATGAGCGCACAGGGCGGCGTGATGGGCACCCTGCGTTTTTACAACCCGCTGGATCCTGCCGAGGATGCTCCGCTGGTGCGTGACGGCGTGAACGACAACGTGCCCACCGAGATCTCCAGCGGTAAGCAGACGTGGATCCGCGTGGACCGCATGAAGGCGTGGAAAGCGACTGACCTGACCCGCGAGCTGACTGCTGCGGATCCTATGGCAGCCGTAGCGCGTAACACTGGCCGCTACTGGCGTATGTACTGGCAGAACCTTATGACTACGATGGCAAACGCCGCACTGGGCGCCACCGGTCTGGAAAGCCATGTCATGACCATCGAAAAGAGCGCCGGCGGCGTGACTGCCAACCAGCTGATCGACATTCAGCAGAACGCTCTGGGCGATATGGCCGGCAAGTTCGGCCTGCTGGTGATGCACTCCAAGATCTACGCGGAGTACCAGAAGATGGGTCTGGTAAACTTCAACAAGTACGTCATCACCAACGTGCTGGAGAAGGAAGTCAACCTGCCCACCATCAACGGTCTGGTGGTCATCGTGAATGACCGCGGCACTTCTACCGCGGACAACTACGAGTCTCTGCTGTTCGGTCAGGGCTCCATCCTGACTGCCTCCCCCAAGGTCATCACCCCGGACTATACCGAGTACAACGCATCCAAGGCGGGTGGCACCGATATCCTGTACAACAACCGCGCCATCGTGCTGCACCCGAACGGTCTGTCTTTCGATGGTGATCAAATCGCCAAGGAGACCCCGACTGACGCCGAGTTCACCACCTCCAGCAACTGGAAGCTGAAGTTCAACCACAAGAACGTCCGCATGGGTAAGCTCGTGATTCCCAAGGCCAACTTCACCGTGTAAGGAGCGCCCTATGGATGGCTGGTTGACCTACACCGATTACCAAGAGCGCTGCCCCGACACCACTCTGACAGAAGCAGAGTTCTGGCAGCTGGCAGCCAAAGCTGCGCTGGAGATCGAAGGGGCAACCCACTGGCGGGCGGTTCTGGCGGCGCTACCGGAGGAGATCAGTCAGCTGTCCGAGTGTCAGGCGCAGCTGGTTACCCTGATGTGCAGTTTGGGCGGCGACAGCGCCGTACAGGCAAGTCTGTCCGGTGTAATGGGCGTCAACAACCACGGTTATTCCGAGAGTTACGCCGCCGCGCAGAGCACGCAGGCTGCGATCCAGCAGCAACAGGATCAGCTGATCCTGCGGGTTCTGTCCGCTCCGGCTACCCGCTGGATGATTTACGCCGGTGCGGTTTATCACCCGCCGCGTAGACGCTGAGGAGGTGTTTTTCGTGGGCAAGCCTCTTCTGGCTACCAAGAGCGTCAATTTTATCCACCATGTCCGCGCCGGTACTTCTGATACCAGCTACACCTTTCAGTTGTCAAAGGTCAGCTGTGCGGAAGTCCATAACGCGCAGGTCGATACCCCCGGATTTTCTCGCCGGGATGCAACGGTGATCTGCATCTTTCCGGGTTATTCCACCGCAGCACCAGCGGATCAGCCGAAGGCCGCCATGGACGCAGGCCGGTGCTTCCTGCCCGCGTCTGCCTTCAAGGCTATTGACCCGTCCCGGCGCGGTGATTACTGGACGCTGTCGCTGGCCGATAAGGTGCAGCTGCCCAGCGGCCGCACCGCTACAGTGACCAGCATTCAGGACAACCGCGATGGGCGCGTGCCCCACTGGTGCGTGGAGGTGAGCTGATGGCAAACCCGCTGCTTACCATAAACCAGCCACGGGATGTGGATCTGGGGCAGGATGGCACGATCCGGCTGGGGATCCGCTGGGCGGCAGATCTGAGCGGGCGTTTCACCGCCGGCTTTGAACAGCTGCAGAAGGAAACAGACGCGGAGTTTATCCGGCTGGTAACACCTTATGTACCGCTGCGCACCGGTGCACTGGCGGACAGCGCCAAAATGCACACAGTGCTGGGCAGTGGCGAGATCAAGCACGTCACCCCTTATGCGGGTGCCCAGTACTACCGCCTGCCACTGGGGCGCGGCGTCCGTGAGGATGGCCGCGGCCCCCACTGGGGTGAGCGCTGTATCAACGATCACCGTACAGAGTTCATCTCGTTTGTCAAAGCACGCGCACAGGAGGATCTGAAGTGAGCCAGAAAACCGCAGACGTAAAGGCCATGCTGGACTGGCTTGCTACCTGTCCGCTTATAACTACACTGAACAACGGCGATGTGGTTCTGGGCATTGATTACCTTGGAACCGGAGAGCCGGATATGGTGCCGTTTTCGCTGGAAAGCACCCCTTCTGCACCACTGCTCGCCCAGTACTTCGGAGGAAGCAGCAGGGCCAAGAATTACATACTGGCATCCCGCATGAGCTATTCCGAGGATCAGGTGCAGCAGGCGGCAAACTCCTCCTTCTGGGAGGACTTTGCAGAGTGGGTAGAGATCCAGACCCGTGCACGCAAACTCCCTGTTCTGGGGGACGGCAGACGCGCTGAGAAGGTGGTCTGCCTCTCTCCGGGGTATATCTTATCGCAGGATTCAAACACCTGCCGTTTTCAAATTCAACTCCAACTTCAGTATTATCAGGAAGGGAGATAACACATGACTGTTACCGAAGCAGCGGCAAAGGCCAAGGAGCTTTTTGGTATTGAGCCGAGCGCATCCTACCAGGGCATTGAGACCGCAGATGACTTTGTGTTCGCCATCCAGACGGACACCACCAAGCAGACCACCGAAGGCAGCTGGATCGTCTGTGCCGATCACGTTAAGGAGCACAGCGGTGCCCTGAACGCATCCACCAGCGACAGCCCCTACATCCGATTCGGCACCTGCACTACCAAGGGTGCCACACAGCGCACCCTCACCATCAACGGTGACCGCTGCGTGGGAGACGAGTTTCAGGACTTCCTGCTCTCTCACAAGATCGCTTTCGGCAGTGGTCAGTCTGTCGTTGTGCCGTACATTTATTTTTCTCTGCGCACTGGCAAGGGCGAGAAGGGCACCGGCGCACTGATCCTGACCTCGGACAAGGGCGGCGCCGCGGGTGCAAACGCCACCTTTGCCTGCGATTTCAAGGGCATCGGCATTCCTACGGAGTACACCTACGCCCCCGCCTAACTTCACACATCCGCCCTCGTCACCCGCTGGCGGGGGCTCTTTTTATAGGAGGTAAATCACATGATCATCTGCAATCAGGAGTTTAATTTTTCCGCGCTGAACGCGGACGATATTGACCGCATGGAAGCTGCGTCCAAGCAGCAGATCAGCCGTGCCAAGGCTGAGGCAAAGCGGCTGGAGCAGGAGAACGCAAGTTACTCTGACATTCTGCGCAGCCAGTGCCGTGTGCTGATGGACTACTTTGACGTGGTGCTGGGCGATGGTGCATCGCAGCGTCTCGGCCTGACCGGCAGCGATCTGGGCAAGTGCACACAGGTTGCAACCGAGTTCAAAGCCGCTATCGAGGCTGAGAAGGCTGCCGCAAAGGCCGCTGTCACCGTGCCGCAGGGCAACCGTGCACAGCGCCGTGCCAAGAATAAGCATAAGCCCTCGGTGAGCTATCCGGCGGCACAGCCGGACAAGGCTGAGCGCCGCAAGCAGTTGCTGGCCGAACTGGCGGCGCTGGAAAATGGCTGATCTTTTGCTGACCCCTCTCTGTGAAGGCGAATGGGAGGGGCGCAAAATCAACTCTGATTTCCGGCCTATGGTGTGGCTGGCAAACCAGTACCTGCGGGGGACCCCTGACAAGGACCCGCTGCCGTTCTCGCAAGAGGCATTTCGCCGCTTTTTCCGGGAGGACATCCCCCTACCACAGTCCGGGGAGGCTCTCCAGTCGATGCTCCGCTTCTATGTTGGGGGCGAAGCAGCTACACCGGAAGCCCGGCGCAACGCATCCTCTTCTGCCGGTAGCCATGAAATCGCCTTTGACTATGCGTCCGATGCGCCCTATATCGTGGCGGCATTCCAGCAGACCTACGGCATCGACCTGACCGCCTCCACCATGCACTGGTGGAGGTTCCGGGCGCTGTTTTTGAGCCTGCCGGAGGACACGCTGATGCACAAGATCATGTGCTGGCGTACCGCGGATCTGTCCGGGATGCAGAGCGAGGAACGGCAGCGGTATGAGCTGCTGCGGGGTGCCTACGCGCTGCCGGCAGAGGTGAAGGGAGGTAGACGCATTGCAACCGTTGCAGACCATGACGCCGCATTCCTTGCCCGTTTCCAGCACACCGGGGAGTGATACGCGCAGCCCCGTACCCTGCCCCTTCTGTGGCAAGGCGCTGCCCGTCTGGGCCGTGCAGGACGCCGCAGCCCACGGCGTGTGGGTCAAATGCAAAAACCCGGCCTGCCGCCGGGAAGTAGAGATTAAAATCTAAGCAGCCTGTGCCTTTGTGCCCGCGCTCTTTTCAAGAGAGGTGGACACATTGGCAGACTATACGATAACTGGCGACACCAAACTGGATGCTGGTGGCTTTAACAAGGGGCTCAGCAGCATGACGGTGGCCGCCGGCACTCTGATCGCGGATCTCGTCAAAACGGCCACCAGCAAGCTGACAGGCCTTGCGCAGGCCTCTGTCGGCGTGGGCATGAGTTTTGATGCGTCCATGTCTCAGGTGGCGGCCACGATGGGTACCAGTGTCGATCAGATCCAGAACCTGACCGACACCGCCAAGGAGATGGGCCGGACTACTGCGTTCACCGCTACACAGGCAGCAGACGCTCTGAACTACCTGGCACTTGCCGGTTACGATGCAAACAAAGCAGCTGAGGTCCTGCCCTCGGTGCTGAACCTCGCGGCTGCCGGCGGCATGGATCTGGCCTATGCGTCTGATCTGGTCACCGATGCCATGGCCTCATTGAACATTGAGGCCAGCAAGCAGAACGTGGACGAGTTCGGCAACAAGCTGGCGATGGCTGCCAGTAAGGCAAACGCCAACGTTGCCCAGCTGGGTGAAGCGATCCTGACAGTTGGCGGCACCGCTGCAAAACTGAAGGGCGGCACCACAGAGCTGACAACCGCCCTCGGTCTGCTGGCCAACGTGGGCATTAAGGGCGCCGAGGGCGGCACCCATCTGCGCAATATCATTCTGTCCTTGCAGTCCCCCACCGATGACGCCGCAAAGCTGATGCAGCAGCTGGGTTTGAATGTCTACGATGCGCAGGGCAATATGCGTGGTTTGAATGACATTCTGGGTGATCTGAACAGTGCCATGGACGGCATGACGCAGGGTGGCAAGGACAGCATCATCAACCAGCTGTTCAACAAGACCGATTTGGCTGCGGTCAACGGTCTGCTTGCAGCACAGGGCGATCAGTGGGACGCTCTGGCCGGTCAGATTGACAACGCTGGTGATGCCATGGGGCAGATGGCAGATACCCAGCTGGACAACCTGCAGGGCGCTGTCACCATCATGCAGTCTGCGTTGGAAGGTCTGCAGCTGGCGATCTACGACAAGATGGAGCCCGCGCTGAAGGTGCTGGCGCAGGGAGCAACGGAGACGATTTCCACCCTGACCACCATTCTGTCGCAGGACGGTCCTGCTGCCATGCTGGATGCTGCTGTGACCATCATGGGCAGTCTGGTGAACGGCATCACGCAGAAGATCCCGGTGGTCATGAGCGCCGCCACCGGCATCATCATCAAGCTGACCCAGTATCTGGGCAATCATGCAGACGATCTTTTTGACGCCGGTATCAAGATTCTGGAGAACCTGATCACGGGCATCCAGAACAACCTGCCTGCGCTGATCACCGCGGCCGCACAGCTGCTGGCGAAGTTCGCCGCGGCGCTGATCTCGCATCTGCCGGATCTGCTCAAGTGCGGTGCCGCCTTGCTGACCACTCTGGTGGATGGCATCCTGCTCGGCATCGCAAATCTTGGAGAGGCCGCCATTGCCTGCGTTGCCAAAATCGTGGGCGTCTGGGACGGCAGCTACACCGAATGGGGCAACATCGGCACCAACATCGTCTTGGGTATCAAGAACGGTATCCTCGGCGCATGGGACAGCCTTGCATCCGGCGTCAAGTCCAAGGTGCAGAGCATGGTCGATACCGTCAAGGGAGTTCTCGGCATCCACTCGCCCTCCAAGGTCTTTGACGAGATTGGTGTGAACACTTGCCTCGGTCTGGCCCAGGGCCTCGCCAAGGGCATCAATAAGGTCAAGGACGCAGCCAAGACCGTCATTGCTTCGGTTACGGACACCGCCACCCAGATTGCTGACGGCGTGACTACGGTCACGGAGACCGTCACCGAGGCCATGGCCGATGGCAGCACCCAGCAGAAGCAGGTCATCACTGAGACCTCGAAACAGATCGTCAACGGCGTGGAGAAAACGGTCAAAACCGTGACCACCCGCGCCGCAGACGGTGCCGAGACCGTCACACAGACCATGGAGGACGTCAAGGCCACTGTGGTTTCGACCACGAAGGATACCCAGACCCAGCTCGTGGACGGCGTAAAGGTCACGGTCGAGAAGACCACCCAGCTGCTGACCGATGGCAGCGAACAAGTCAGCACCGTCACGACACAGACCGGCACCGAGATCATCGACGGCGTGGAGCGCACGGTCAAAACCGTGACCACCATCGCTGCGGATGGCACCAAGACCGTCAGCAAGACCATCGAGGACGCCGGGCCGCAGTTCTCCAGCGCAGCCGAGCTGCTGACCTACCAGTTTACGGAAAAGCTCAACTCCACCTGGGAGCAGATCAACAAGTCCATTCAGAGCGATGTCATAGGCAGCATTCAGACACTGTTCAAGGCGATCCAGGACGGCGATCTGGAAAGCATCGCCACATGGTCGGCGGCCTATTTCTGGAACGCCTGCACACAGGAGCAGCGCACCCAGATCCAGACCTTTGCCCTGGACGCCCTGAGCAAGCTGTCCAGCTCGCTGTCTGGCGTGTTCCAGAACGTCGCGGGGCTGGCGTCCAGTTTTGTGCGCCGGTTCGTGCCCGCCGTTGCGGCTGCCACCACCGGGCAGACCGCCCTCAACGTGGCCATGGACGCCAACCCCATCATGCTAGTCGTCTCCCTGATCGGCATGTTGGTGGGCGCGCTGGTCTCCTTTGCAAGCACCAACAAGGATGTCGCCTCCGGCTTCCAGCGGGTCTGGCAGGGCGTGGAGGATGTCATCTCGGTCGTCTTCGAAGGGATGCTCCGGTTCATCGGCCTCAGTGTGCAGGGCTTCGTGAGTGCGGTCAACACCATCATCGACACCTACAACTGGGTCGCCAAGAAGCTACACCTGTCCACCATCAGCCGGGTAAGCAACCCGCTGTGGGACCAGGCCGACAAGATTGCCGCCAAGCGCAAGGAGAACCAGGCAAAGCGCAAAGCTTCTTCGGAGGCCAAAGCCGCGCAGGCGGCTCTGGATACCCAGTACGCCCAGGATTCTGGCACAGCTGAAAAGAAACAGCTGGAGGCCGAGTACGCCAAGAAAGCCGCAGAGCTGGCCAAAGCCAAGCTGTCCAGCGACAGTCCCGGAATGCTGGACGCCGAGAAGAACGTTGCGGCCGCGGATTACACCAAGTCGCTCGCTGACCTGGAAAAGAAGCTGCTGGATGCCCAGTACAAGAAGGCAACCGCTGAGCTCAGCAAGCGGACCGAGACGGACGCTGCGGCGCTGGCCGAACTGGAAAAGCAGATCACCGAGGCGGATAGCACCATCCGGTCCGGCGATTTGGAGAAGGAGTTGCTGCGGGTCAACTACGAGAAGACCCTGAAGGAGCTGGAGGCCAAGTACCAGCCCAAGAAGGACAACGCCAGCTCCGGAGGCTCCGGCAGTGGCTCCACAGGCTCCAACTCGGACGATCTGGCCGCCAAGATCAACGATCTGGAAAAGAGCTATGACCAGAAACTGCAGGAGCTGAAGAACACCTACACCAATAAGAGCGAAGCACAGAGCGCTGAATACGAGCGCAAGCTGGCAGCCATGAAGGCTGATTATGAAAAGCAGCTGGCGTCCATGAAGAATCAGCTGGCAGAGTCGAAGACGACTTACGAGAAGCAGCTGGCCGAGCTGAAGAAGCAGCACAACAGTTCTTCCGGTTCTTCCGGCTCCAACAAGCCCGCCCCCACGCCGGAGCCATCCACCCCGACGCTGCCCGACAACACCGGGGCCATTGAGGACAACACCGCCGCCATTCTTGCGGCCAACGAAAAGCTGGCCGAGATGGTCCGGCAGGCCAACAGCCTGGTCCTCAGCGACAACATGGCTGTCTCCCGCAGCGTGGCCGCCTCCGGCACCGCACAGATCGCCGCAGCGGCCAACAGCTACCACCGCGAGGGCGATACCAACATCACCCAGAACATCTACAGCAAGGCCCAGACCGCCGCCGACCTCGCCCGCGAGACCCGCTGGGAGGCAGACCGGGCCAAGGCTACCAAGCACTAGAAAGGAGCGCCTGAATGGAACGACAAGACCACCTCATGCTCGTGACCGATGCGGGCGCGGAGCTCCACCTGGGTTGGGACTACGGCATTCCCTACAGCATCGACCCGCTCAATGGCGTGGCCGTCGAGCTGCAGCTCGCCCAGGGCGTCAACCAGGTGGGCCAGACCGTGGAGGACCAGACCGTCGCGGGCGTCTCGCGGGAGATCATCGCCGACTGCTGGTCGGAGCACGGCGACGCTGACGCCGAATTGCTGCTCCGGACGCTGACCTACAAGACCAAGGGCACCCTCTATTTTGGCGACAAATGGTTCTGCCGGTTCGTGGTCAGCAAGACCCCGTACACCACGCAGATTCACGGTTTCCCCCGGCTGGATATGATGCTGTTCTGCCCGAAGCCGTTCTGGTATTCGCTCACCGCGGCCAGCTACACGCTGGGCGGCTACACGGCAGCGTTCCGGTTCCCGGTCAACTATGCCGCACCCCACCGATTCGGCACGAAGAACCAGAGCGCCTTTGTGAATGCCCGGAACACCGGAGCTCTGCCGGTGCCCTTCACGGCGGTGCTGCGCAGCGATGCTGCTGTGGTCAACCCCTGCATCGTCAACGCCGTCACCGGCGAGTGTATCCGCATCCTGACCACCCTGACGCCGGGTCAGACCATCGAGATCTACCGCACCACGACCGACAAGCTGGCCGTCAAGCGGACGGAGCACCAAGTCGAAGAGAACATCTTCTCCCTGCTTGACGAGGACAGCGACCTTGTGGAGCTGGCCCCCGGTGACAACCCGCTCAAGACCGACGCCGACAGCGGCGTAGGCAATTTACAAGCCACTGTGACCTTCTACCCGATGTACAGCGGCATCCTGCCGGAGGTGATCGCATGACGCTGGACGTTTTGGATGGAACCACCCTTGCCCGGCTGGGCTGCAT